GGTAACTTTGCAGGTGATAAGCCAGTTAAACTTGGCGGTGTCTCTATTAAGAACATACAGACAGGTGATACTGTTAAGTATCTAGGACAACCTGCAAAAGTAGTTGCTATGAGTAAGGATCGTAAACGGTCTCGTATTACAATTTCTAAAGGTATCGGTAGTGTTACACAAGATGTATTAACAAGTGATTTACAACAATTGGGTCGTGGTACAACCATAGAAGAAGATGATAATAATACTAGAATGAAAATGGATCAGTATTATGATTTAGCCGATGCTCTTCAGGAAAAGCTTAGACAAGCAATTAAGTTTGGTGATACCGAACTTGTACATAAATTATCCAAAGAACGTGCTGACTTAGATGCACGTGTTAAAAAATATGGATTAATACCAGAATCACAACTAGATGAAATCTCTAATGAGAAATTATCACAATACAAAACAGCGGCAGCAGCCGATGCTAGTAAAGCTGATAGTGAAGGTGATTACAAGCGTGGAGATAAACGTTTCAGTGGTATTGTTAAAGCAACTAAGAAACAATTTGCTAATGATACAAAGAAATCTGGTATCAGTCAAGGTATAAACGAATTTGCTGTAGTTCCTAATGGCCCTAAAGGACCTAAAGATTACGGTCAACCAAATAGCTCACGTTATATAGGTGGTAATAAGTTTGTAGTAGGTACTACTAACAACTATGTATTAACTGCAACAATAGACAAATGGGGATTAGAATGGGATGAGGATGATGAGATATGGTTCTTAGATAGTCCTGGTGCCGCTCATATTGCTGATGCTAGTGAAGGTGAAATAGAATTACCCCCACCACGTGAACAAAGAAATCAGATACATGATTTAGTAACTGATTATCTTAACGCTAGAAATTCTGCAGATTTACAAAAAGTAGCCGCATATTACGGTCATAGTGATGATGGCGAAATGGCAACAAATGAAGAATTCAGACCTACATCCGGTCAAGCTAATAATATACGTAAACAAACTGCACAAAAAATGAATCCAGGCAGTACTAAGTTTGTTTGGAAAAGACCTAATCAAATAGGTGGCAGTCATACAGAGAACGAACTTAAATCATTGAATTTTAAATATTCATCAAAACATAATGTTTGGGGCGGTACACAAGACATGTGGAATAGTTTGTCTAGTAACCTGGATGAGAATTTAGGAGATCAACTTAAAGCTACATCATTGGATGCATTAGTAAAAGCTAAATTAGCCATAGAGCAACAGCGTGAAGCTGAGATAGAAGCTTGGAAAAGAGATTTTGAAAAGAATACAGTACAAAAAGCGCAACAAGGTTTACGTAGAGAATTTCAACCAACACCTGTAGCGCAACCCGGTGAGAAACATTCAGTATTAAAAGCCAGACTAGCTCAATTGAATAGTGCTATAGAGAAACAAGCATTATTAGATAAGCTAGTTGATAGATTAGAACGTAAGGGTTTAATGACTCCTGCAATGCAAAATGATACTGATACAAGAATGCATGTTAGATATGGTGCAAAAGATAATTATGAATCACTAAATAAAAAATTAGACAACACTATTGCAATGTTACAAAATAGATTGTATATACGTAAAAAGTCAGGGTTAAAAGAAGAAGAACAATTAGATGAGTTAAAATGTTGGTCCGGCTATCATAGAGTTGCCGGCACAAAAGCAGGCTTTCCAGGTAGTTGTGAAAAAAATAAAACAAATGAAGAAGATATATCGGAAGAACAACATAGTTGCCCACATTGCGGTGGCGAGATGGTCAGTGAAGAATTGATGAACGAGAAGAAAGACGCTTGCTACTATAAAGTTAAGAGCCGTTATAAAGTATGGCCAAGTGCTTATGCTAGTGGTGCATTAGTTAAGTGCCGCAAGAAAGGCGCAGATAGCTGGGGCAATGGTGGCAAGAAGAATGAAAGCTCTATACTAGAAGGTATTGAACAAGTAGACGAGAACTTAAATAAATGGTTCAAAGAGAAGTGGGTTCGTTTTGGTCCAGATGGTAAGATTCGTGGTGACTGTGCTAGAGGTGATGATAGTGAAGGCAAGCCAAAGTGTTTGCCACAAAGTAAAGCACACAGTTTAGGTAAGAAGGGTCGTGCAAGTGCTGCCTCAAGAAAGCGCAGAGAAGATCCTAATCCAGAGCGTAGTGGCAAAGCTATCAATGTTAATACTAAGAAAAAAGCAAATGAAGATCAACTAGAAGAAAAGTGGTCACAGAAATACAAAGATAGTATCAACTGTAGCAATCCTAAAGGCTTTAGTCAAAAAGCACATTGTCAGGGAAAAAAGAAATGACAGATTATGAATTTTATTGGAATAGAAAAGGATACCCAAGATAATGTTATCAGATAACTTAAAAGTATTATTAGCAAGCACACAAGCGTTTGCTATCAAAAGTCAAAACTTTCACTGGAATGTGGAGGGAAGTAATTTTCCGCAATATCACGAATTCTTTGATACATTGTACGGTGATGTAAGTGCCACTATTGACCCGATCGCTGAATATATCAGAATCTTAGGACATTATACTCCTGGCAGTTTGTCACGATATGGTGAACTAAGTATTATTCAAGACCAAACTAAAATCCCACGTGCTGAGTTAATGTTTGCTGAATCATTACAAGATTGTGAAAAGATGATTGAATTAGTTGTTGCTATGTTTGCTGAAGCGGCAAATGAAAACCAACATGGTATAGAAAACTATATGGCTGAATTACAAGACCTATATGGTAAGAAAGCTTGGTTTATCCGTTCTACATTAAAAAGAGAACGTGAGTGAGAGCAATAGATGCACATGAAAAACATATAAGGAAATATTATGCAATTTAGTGGAATGGTTTTAAGTGGTGGATTTACTTATAGTTCACCACCCCCTCTTAGCGGACCAACGCAAAAGGCTATTTTTGGTTATGGTGTTGCGTCAGGAATTACAGCAGTAACCAACTTAGTATCAAATACAGGAGTTGTTGCTACTGATACTACAGGAGTAGGTACTGCTAGATATTATCTTGCAGCCGCAAATTATGGCGGGGACAAGGCTATATTTGGATATGGTCGCAATGATACAGGAGCAGGATCACAATCAATGACCAACTTAGTAAGTAACACCGGTGTAGTTGCTACTGATACTACTGGTGTTGGTACTGCTAGAAATTCATTAGCAGCCGCGGGTTACGGAACTGATAAAGCTATTTTTGGATATGGAGTTCGTACTGACACAGGTATTACGCAATCAATTACTAACAAAGTATCAAACACAGGGGTTGTTGCTACAGATACTACAGGCGTCGGTACTGAAAGATATTTTCTAGCAGCCGCAGGGTATGGTACTGATAAAGCAATATTTGGTTATGGAATTACTTTTTCAAGTCAGGTGGTATCAGTAACTAACAAAGTATCAGATACAGGTGTGGTCGCTACTGATACGACAGGTGTAGGTACTGCTAGAACTGGATTAGCAGCCGCAGGTTATGGTACAGATAAAGCTATATTTGGATATGGAAATAGTGGATCAGTAACAGCAATAACCAACCTAGTATCAAACACCGGAGTTGTAGCCAATAATACAACTGGTGTTGGTACTGCTAGAGATAGTCTTGCGGCTGCAGGATATGGCACTGATAAAGCTATTTTTGGATATGGTACTACTTCTGTAAAGGTGTCAATGACCAATCTAGTATCAAACACCGGTGTTGTTGCTACTGATACGACAGGTGTAGGTACTGCAAGATTAGGCTTAGCAGCCGCAGGTTATTCATTTACTTAAAAATATAGAATAAGGAAAAATATTATGCAATTTAGTGGAATGGTTTTAAGTGGTGGATTTACTTATAGTCCACCTCCCCCACCGGGAACAACAAAAGCAATCTTTGGATATGGTGCCACTGCTATTACTACATTTACAGCAATAACCAACTTAGTATCAGACACTGGTGTTGTTGCTACAAATACGAGTGGTGTTGGTACTGCTAGAGAGGGCCTTGCAGCCGCAAGTTACGGAACTGATAAAGCCATATTTGGTTTTGGATACAATCAAGCTCTTACATATTTATCTATGACTAACTTAGTATCAAACACTGGTGTTGTTAGTAATGATACTACAGGTGTGGGCACTGCTAGAAGTTATCTTGCTGCCGCGGGATATGGCTATGATAAAGCTATATTCGGGTATGGCACCAGCGGCACAGGCATTAAATCAATGACTAACCTAGTATCAAACACTGGTGTTGTTAGTAATGATGTTGCCGGGGTGGGTACAGCAAGATGGTGGCTTGCAGCCGCAGGTTATGGCGGTGATAAAGCTATATTTGGATACGGAACTACTAGGGTAACCAATCTAGTATCAAACACAGGTGTAGTAGCCACAGATACTGCAGGTGTCGGTACTGATAGAGTGGCATTAGCGGCTGCAGGTTATGGAACTGATAAAGCTATATTTGGGTATGGAGACGGACCCACATCAATAACCAATCTAGTATCAAATACAGGCGTTGTTAGTAATGATGTTACCGGTGTAGGTACAGCAAGAAACCGATTAGCAGCCACTGGGTATGGTAGGGATAAGGCTATATTTGGATATGGATCTATTAATGGAGTTAATGGCTTATCAATGACTAATTTAGTAAGTAATACAGGTGTAGTTGCTACTGATACTACAGGTGTAGGTACTGGTAGATTTCAACTTGCGGCTGCAGGTTATTCAACATCATAAAATAATGAGAGCTACAGAGTTTATTACCGAACAAGCAAATCCTAAAGTAGATTTGACACCAAATTATCCCAACTATCAAGTATTAGTTGGTGAGTTTGTTGGCATAAAAAAGAATAGAGCAAGATTCTTAATTGTAGCATCTGAACTTAAGCCAGGGGTACGTGAGACTGATAATATATTTAGAGCAAAAACAACTAATACACCAATAAGTATTGAGATTAGTAAAGTAAAAAATCGTAAAGTATTAGAAGATTTAAGTCGTAGAGGTTTTCTTGGTGGGTTAGCTGGCATGGCTGCATTAGGCACTAGAGATACAAAACCTAACAATACTGTTAATAAAGACACACCGATAGAACCACAAAAAGAAGCTCCCATAACTACATTAAGTAACTATCCTCAAATTGAAAGTTTATTACATAAAGCCGCGGTAGCTGCCGGTATAGTTGGTACTGAATTAGCACAGTTTATGGCTCAAACTAAACATGAATCATGGAATTTTAGTAGACTAAAAGAAAAAAGTGTTGGTCAAGGATATTTTGCTAAGAAATATGATCGCCAATATGCACCACGTACTGCAAAGATATTAGGTAATAAATATGTAGGTGATGGAGAAAAATATCATGGTCGTGGCTTCATTCAATTGACCGGACGTGATAACTATCGTATGGCTAGTCAAGCATTAGGTATTGATTTATTAAATCAACCTGAATTAGCAGAAAGACCTGATATCGCAGCCAAGATTGCAGTATGGTATTGGCAAACAAGAGTTAAACCACATATAAATAACTTTAACGATACAAAGGCAGTAACAAAAAAGATTAATCCAGCACTACGTGGATTACAAGATAGACATGCAAAGTTTATTGATTACAAAAATATTTTATAAAGACAACTAAATGAAAAAAATAATAACAATCATATTATTAGCAATATCTACTATAGCATTTGCACAAAAACAAAAACCAATGAATGTATATGATTTTACAATCACTAGAGTTATTGATGGCGATACTGTAGCATTTCAAGCACCGTTCTTACCTCCACCATTAAAACAAGAATTAAGTATTCGTGTATTTGGTGTTGATACACCTGAAAAAGGTCATAGAGCGCAATGTCCAGCTGAAGATCAACGTGGTCAGGCTGCTTCTGCATTCACAAAAAATGCTATAACTAAAGCACAAAAACGTCAAGTAGCTATTGCTGATTGGGATAAGTATGGTGGACGTGTATTGGGTGATATATTACTTGATGGACAAAGTTTAAGAACAATGTTAATACAGAATGGATTTGCAAGAGAATACTACGGAGAAGCTAAAACTTCTTGGTGTAACTAACCCACCTTAGGGCACGTTGTCGTCAACGGTTAATGGCGTCAAGCAGGCGGCTGCTGCCTGGTTCAGAGTTACGCCAGACTCTGTTTAAAGTGAGCATAAATACTAATATGAGAGCAATAGAACTATACGAATCAGCCGCAAGTGAACTAGCTAAGAAACTTCCTAGCTTAGAGAAACACGACTATAATACCATTGATAAACTAATGAGAAGTATAGCAAAGAAGCATCGTATAACCGGTGATGCATTACATGACTTATTTGTTAGAAAATATCACAAAACTCCAGACAATTGGATTAAAGGTAAACTAGATGAAGATGGTCAAGCAGATTTGAATAATAATCCTATTGTACAGAAGTTTCTTGCTTGGACAAGTAAGAAGTTAAATTTAGAAAGTACACCAAAGATAGAGTTTAGTTATGATAGTAAAGAAGCACAAGAGGGTCATCATACTGGAAGACATAATCCAGAAACAGGTGAAGTATGGGTTTATTGTGCTAATAGAAATTTAGTAGATATATTTCGTACAGTATTCCATGAATTGGTTCATGTACGTCAGGGTGAATTAAATATGATTAAGCCGGGTGATAGTTATCCGGGTAGTCCAATAGAAGCAGAAGCGGATATGATGGCTGGAAAATATATTAAAATATTTGGTAAAGCACATCCTGAAATATTTCAATAGAAAAAGTAATAACAAATGTCAATAATATTTTGACAACAGATATTTCCTACTAAATATCTACATGTCAATATTAATAGGAATGCCTTGCTACGGCGGAGTAGTATCAGATAAAACAACCAACAGCCTCTTTAAATTGGGTAAACAATTTGTTAGAAATAACATAGATCACGGTATGCTCACACTTGCAAACGAAAGTTTAATAAGTCGTGGTCGCAGCCGTATAGCTAACTTCTTCATAAACAATACTGATTTTGAATATCTATTCTTTTTAGATAGCGATGTTGGATTTGAAGCTGATGATGTACTAAAACTTCTTAATCACAATAAAGAAATGGTATGCGGTGCTTACCCAATGAAAACTATACCACTAAAATGGAACTTCACACTCACTCAACCACCACAACGTGAAGGTGATCTAGTAGCTATAGATAAAATTGGTATCGGCTTCAGTCTCATTCACCGTAACGTATTCATTCGTATTGCAAAACAATACCCAGATCTTAAATATACACCAACAAACGAAAGCACTACTCATAACCCAACTGAACAGGAATATGATAACAGCTATCACTACTTCCATGAAATGCGTCAGGGTGATATCTATCTACCAGAAGATTTAAGCTTCTTCACTAGGGCCCGTAGTACTGGAATGCAAGCTTGGATGGATACTAGTATCAATCTATGTCACGTTGGTAGTCATGTCTTTCAGGAACTATAATGAAAACTAATATCGTAATCATTGATGACTTTTTAGATGATCCATATCAAATGCGATTAAACGCATTGAACTCAAATTATCCGGAACCAAAAGATCATACATATCCAGGCAAAAACTCTGATAAATCTTACTTCACAGAAGAAATGTTAGAGAAGGTGCAAAATCGTTGGGGTGATTACTTAATCCCGGCAGAGGGCAGTAGTTGCGGTTACTTTAGAATTAGTTTAGCAACTGATACCTTTGAACAAAATATACATATTGATCCAGGTTGGGATGTGGGCGGTGTACTATATCTTAATACACCAAATCAATGTCGTCCAGAATCTGGAACACACTTTTATTATCATAATAGATTAGGTATAGAACGTGCTCCAGCTACACCAGAAGAAGGTAAATATTTAGGCTTCACTAACTATGAAGAACTACGTAGAAATGTAATCTATGGTGATGGGCTTGATAAAACATTATGGACACGCTATGCATCTAGTCCAATGAAGTATAATCGTTTAGTATTGTTTGATCCGTTATTATGGCACAGTCATGGTGATAACTTTGGTGATTGTATGGATAACGGCAGATTGGTTATGCTATTCTTCTTTACAAAACAAAAATGAAACAAGCATACTTTGTACCAAACTTCCCTATAAATCGTATCACACAAACCGGTGAAGATGGTTGGTGTCATATGCCAAATCATCCAAGAAGTCGTTATGACTATCTAGGTGCAATACTAGAACATATGGATAATAGTAAACATATAGATCCAATACAAATAATTATACATGACGAACAACAGGTACATGCAGGACCAAGTGGTGTGTCCAGATTGTTTGCGTTAACACATCGTAGACAGTATACTCATATACCATGTATTGTTAGTAGCGAAATATGTTATGAATGGTTTGGTGAAGATGTAGTTAAAATCAATACAACTGAAGAACTACTAAGTTACTTTGATCCTGCGTATTTACCCAAAAGTTATAATTTAGATAATGGTGCATTTTGGCACAATGGTGCGTGGAGTTATGAAGAACTAGAACGTACTATGAATGTGTCCGAAGCTACTAAACTACGTATGAAACAAATGATGACAGAAACAAATTAATATGAAACAAGAGTTCTTTTTTTATAGTGGATTACCAAGAGCTGGTGGCACTATGCTAGCTTCAGTAATGAATCAACATCCAGACTTGTATGTAAGTCCATTAAGCCCTACTGTAGAGTTGTTATATTATACAGAGAAATACTTTGATGAAGGTAGTGAAGCGTATAGTGCTAATCCACAACCAGTAGCTAAACAAAATGTATTAGAATCATTACCCAGAGAGTACTATAAGAATATACCTAAAAAGTACATAATGGATAACAATCGTGCATGGCCTAACAACACTGATAGAATATGTAAGTTTATAACTACAAAGCCAAAGATTGTATGTATTGTTAGAGATGTACCATCTATCTTAGCTAGTTTTATTGATTTAGTAAATCGTAGCAATAATCCCGGTGATAACTTTATTGACCGTTGGTTAGTAGACAATCGTATGGAATTGAACACTAAGAACCGATGTTATTATTTGATGCAACCTACGGGTATTGTAAATCAGAGTTTATGGAGTATGTATCAGGGTTACAATAATCCAAGTGTAAAAGCCTGTATGCATATAGTAGAGTATGATGATTTAGTTAGTAATCCGGAAGAAACATTGAGTGATATTGTTGATTTTTTAGATATTCCGTCGTATAAGTTTGTTTTTAATAATATTAAGAATGTAACACCCGTAGATGATGTAACTTACAATTTAGAGGGTATGCATAGTGTACGACCTAAATTAGCCAGTAGGAATTTAGATCCAGTAGAGATATTAGGTATTGAGTTAGTTAGAGAGTATTCTAAATTAGAATATTGGAGAGAAGTTGTAAAACCGAGTAAAATCAAGCTGTTTAGTATATAATATTGATAAATATATTAAAGAGAGATATATTATGCCAGTAACGATTACAGCAGGAATTACATTTAGCGGGGGTGGATTGACTATGGAATTTGCACCACCATCAACAGCAACAGCAGGATGGTGGGCAGGTGGATCTACTGGATCAACTGTACAGCGTATTACATTTGCAACAGATACTGCAAGTACATCAGTCAGGGGTCCATTAAGCGGCTCATTCACCGATCAAGCCGCTACAGGAACACTTACTTATGGATGGTATGCCGGTGGTAATAATCCACCATCGTCTACTGTAGGTAGAATAACTTTTGCATCAGATACTAATACTGCTTCTGTTAGAGGGCCATTAAATCGTTCCGTACGTCAATTAGCAGCCTCTACCACTGACACATATGGGTGGTTTGGTGGCGGTTATACTACCAATAACACAAGTGCAGTATCACGTATAACATATGCAACAGATACAGCAACAGCTACTGGCGTAGGTCCACTAAGTTATACTTCATATAATATGACCGCTACTGGTACAAATGAATATGGATGGTTTGCCGGTGGCTTTGCACCGGGTCCAGCTAGAGTCGTATCTACTGTATCTAGGATAACATATGTATCTGATACTAATGTTGCAATCGACCGCGGGCCATTAAGTGAAGCTAATCGGGCCATGGCAGCAGTCACGGATTCTACTACATATGGCTGGTTTGGCGGAGGTTACCTGGGCATTACACCCACACCCCCATATGTAACATCGGTAGTAAATCGTATGACATTTGCAAATGATACAGCCGCATTAAGCAGCCGTGGACCATTAACTGTACGTAGACAGCTACTGTCTGCAGCCTTCGATAATACTAATGGTTGGTTTGGCGGCGGTTATGTAAATAGTGGCGGAGGCAGTAGATCAACTGTTGATAGAATAACATATGCAACAGATACTGCAACAGCTAGTGTTCGCGGCCCATTAAATGCTGCCGTATACTCTACCTCTACAACCTCCGGTGTACAATAAAAGAAAGAATATAAAATGTCAGTAACAATAACAGGTGGAATATCATTTTCGGGCGGTGTTAGTATGGAAGGTGCACCCCCACAAAACACAGCGGGTTGGTTTGGCGGTGGATATTTGTCACCGACATACGGTCGTACCTCAACCGTACAACGAATCACATATGCAACCGATACTGCAATTGCAAGTGTTCGTGGACCACTTACTGGAAATAAAAGTGATATGGCTGCCTCCAGTAATTTTACTTACGGTTGGTTTGCAGGAGGTGCAGGAGGTGCAGGAGGTTTATCAGTCGTAGACCGAATAACATTTGTAACCGATACTGCAACCGCTAGTGTACGTGGTCCACTTAGTGCGGCTACCTATCAAATGGCCGCTGCAGGTAATACTACTAATGGCTGGTTTGGTGGCGGCACAGGTGGAGCACCCGGTTCAACGGTACAACTAATTACATATGCAACCGATACTGCAACCGCGTCAGTGCGGGGCCCACTTAGTGTGGCTAGAAGGCTTTTTGCGGCTGCAGGTGATAGTGATTATGGCTGGTTTGGTGGAGGATACGTCCCGGCCTCACCCAACATCAACCGTTCAACGGTAGACCGAATCACATATGCAAACGATACTGCAACCGCTAGTGTACGTGGTCCACTTAGTTTGGCTAGACAGCGTTTAGCCGCGGCGGGTAATACCACTGACGGTTGGTTTGGTGGTGGCACAACTTCACCGGGCAGCCTTTCAATAGTAGATAGAATCACATATGCAAACGATACTGTAACTGCTAGTGTGCGTGGTCCACTTAGTTCTGCTAGATATTTTTTGTCGGCGGTGAGTAATACAACTGATGCGTGGTTTGGTGGCGGCAATGGACCGGTGTCAACAGTTAACCGAATAACATTTGCAACTGATACTGCAACTGCAAGTTTAGTCGGTCCACTTAGTGCATATTCTCAGAGAATGGCCGCTGCAGGTGGTATACAATAAAAAATGATGTTAGGTGCTACCCAATCTGGGTTTCATTTTTTACAAGAACATATCAATTTCCCGACTGATACTTTAGTAGATTTTGACCCACATAAACTAATCAATAGCAATAAACAAATAAAGATACTCTGGGCACACTACGCCCACGATCAACCAATCTTCTTAAACGTTGATTGGACTAAAATAACACATATTGTATGTGTAAGTGAATGGCAAAAAACTCAATTCATTAAATATCTTAACATACCAAAACATAAGATATCTGTAATACGTAATGGCGGTGCAGACTATTTTACATATAAACAAAAAACAAACAAAACTCTTATATACGCTAGTACACCATTTCGTGGACTAAAATATCTACCCTATATCTTTAAACAAGTACTAAAACAACATCCAGACGCAATACTTAAAGTATTCTCGGGTATGAAATTGTATGGTAACAGTGATACACAAGAGTTTAAACAAATATACAAAGAATTACAAAATACACCAAACACATATTATAGTGAACCAATAAATCATCAACAACTTGCTAATGAATTTAGTGAAGCATCATTACTTGTTTATCCAAATATTTGGGAAGAAACAAGCTGTGTTACGTTGATTGAAGCGATGCGTTCAGGATGTTACCCAGTATTAAGTGATATAGGTGCATTACCCGAAACAAGTAATGGTTATGGAACTATTGTTCCATTAGATGCACAATATCATCCAAGTGGATGGATACCGAGTAAAAAGTTTTTAGATGATTTTGCACATAATATTTGCCAAGCACTATCACAAACTAAATATACACATACTAGGGAACAGGCTGAATGGGCTTGTGAATACTATAACTGGAACACTATTGCCAAAGAATGGCATATTCTACTAAACAAACTATCAACAAAAGGATCAACAATGAAAAAGAAAATGGAAATATCTAATCTAACATCACATACAGGTGATAAGATTGTACATGATGAAAAAATACTAACACAAGTATTTGACGAAATCTTTCGCTGGGAAGAAGCAGATAAAGAACATGCTCAAGGGCGTAGTAACTTCCAAATTGAAAAGTTTATCACACTGGATAACTATACAATTCCAAGTGCATTCAATGCTATGTTGAAGAATCGTAGAATTATGGCAGAAGGATTATTCAGCAAGATTACTGAGATGAAAGAACATCAACGTGAGTTTGATTATAAGTGGAATAAGAAAAACAAAGAAGAACCAATTCAATGGCCAACTAAAGATGGTGGTACTAAGTTGTGTTGGTATGATTTAGATTATTTAAATCTACAAAACTTCTTAAAGAGTAGTGAGTTAGAGATACGTGATCGGGTACAGCAGATTGCTACGTTTGATAAGATTTTAGATAGATTAGTAGAACAGAATGGTGGTCCAATAACTCGTGAACAGTTTGAGAATGAAGACCATGTATATTGGGAGCGTAGATTAGCTAACCAAGCTATGGATGAGATGATTAGTCGGAACACTGGGATTGGTGTCGGTAACATTCACAGTATGCGTAGAGCCAGTGCACCTACATTGATTTCAGGTGATGTAAATCGTGTTAAGAATGACTTTCCTGATTTAGGTAAAGCATTGACTGGTGGTGAGCATAGTGTAGAATTCTTATTAGAGTTACAGAAGAAAGTTGTTGCTGGTATTGAAGAAGTAACCAGTAGTGATATACTAGCATTAGCAAATGAGAAGGTTACTGAACGTATTGGTATTACTGAAAGATTAGACAGAATGCACGAGAAGCCATCAACACATAGTAAACCAGAAGTATCACCAAAGAGTTTGTTTAATGACAAATGGAATAGTAAATGAAACATAATCCACTAAGTAACATATTAATTGCACCCAATGTGATTTCCAAAGAGGGTGTAGAGTTCATTATGAATCATGCCAAAAGGCAGCAAAAAGTTGATTTATCTGTATTTGATCCAGAACAAAGTAACAAAAGTAAAAGTACCAAATTTAGTGTAGACAAAAAAGTTAGAGATACACAGATGATTGACCTAGAAGATATTGCTGATGAGATTATTGATTTGTTTCGTAATGTTGTAACCAATGTTATCAATCCATTCTATGAGTTTGAGATTAAAGATTCTGAGTTGCCGCAACTATTGCATTATGGAATAGATGGTCATTACTTACCGCATTGTGACGGTCAATCATTGTGGAAGCCACCTGGCAATGAACCATTGATTTGGCGTAAAAGTACTGATAGAGATTTGAGTACAGTATTGTTTTTAAATGATGATTTTGAAGGTGGAGATTTTGTATTTCCTGAGTTAAGAGTAAGAGTTCGTCCAGAACCGGGAATGTTAGTTTGTTTTCCCTCTACGCATGAGTATTTGCATGGGGTTGAAGCTGTTACTAAAGGAACCAGATATAGTATAGTAAATTGGATGACAGTTAAGGGTTTTCCAAGTATGGAAGACGAAACTAATATGATTAATCATAAATATAATATAGGTGTTGATAAACCTATAGCTAATAAAAAGGATAAAACATGGCTAAGTACATAAAGCATTATTACGTTGATGGTGAGAATTTAGTAGAGTTCTTTGTTGATAAGAACATGGGACCTAATGGTAAGACACATCCAAGAATTGACGGATTAGACGTTAAGTTTTGGTTTGTAGATAGTAATGGTATTGACTATTGCATGAGTGTTGTACCAGATGAGACTGTTATTACTCCAGTAAATGGCTTGGGTGAGGGTACATATTCTCAGTGGGCCAATGAAATACAGGGCCAATATGAAGCACAGAGAGCTAGTGTAGCTAGCAATAGTGATATGTTGACACGATTGAGCAAGACCGAAGCTGAAGTATTAGCTATGGCTTTTGACAATAGTAGTGTTGAGTCAATGTTAGCTAGTTTTGCACAATTAGCACCTGCTTCGGAAACTTTAGGTGGTTAAGATAGTTGTGTCCTAAGCCATATAGTTATAAATAGTGTGATAAATACGCTATGATAAAGGTAAATATATGACGATTGTGATAGGACCAGGTTGGACAATAGGTAGTGGGATATCAATAGTTCAGCCACCTCCCACTGCCACTGCAGGATGGTTTGGTGGAGGAAACGGACCGTCTTCACGGATAGATAGGCTAACATATGCGACAGATACTGCTACTGCAAGTGTACGTGGCCCACTAAATTCAGCTACTACTCAACTAGCCGGTACTGGAAATCTCGACTACGGTTGGTTTGGTGGTGGAGATCCTGGACCTAAATCAACTGTACAACGCATTACGTATGCCACAGATACCGATACAGCTAGTGTACGTGGACCATTAAGTTTAGCCAGACGCCTTTTAGCCGCTGCCGGCAATGATACTGATGCATGGTTTGGTGGTGGTGTTGGTCCATTATCAAGGATAGATAGAATAACATATGCAACAGATACTGCTACCGCAAGTGTACGTGGTCCATTGAATACTGCACAAGCACGAATGGCAGCAACAGGTAATACAACCGATGCCTGGTTTAGTGGTGGCGATCCCGGGCCGGTGTCATCAGTACAGAGAATAACATATGCAACTGATACCGCAACTGCAAGTGTACGTGGTCCATTAAGTTTAGCCAGATATGGTTTATCCGCTGCCGGCAATACAACTGATGGATGGTTTGGTGGTGGGTATGATCCGAGTGTCGGGTTTAGTTCAACAGTTGATAGAATAACATATGCAACAGATACAGCAACAGCTAGTGTGCGTGGTCCACTATCATCAGCTAAACGATATTTGGCTGCATCCGGAAATAATACTGATGGATGGTTTGGTGGCGGATATAGTTCTAGTTTTCAAGTATTGTCAACTACAGATAGAATAACATATGCAACAGATACAGCAACAGCTAGTGTGCGTGGTCCACTAAGTTTAGCTAGACAGGCTTTGGCATCATCATCAGGTATACAATAATAGAAAGAATAATATATGTCAGTAACATTTAGTGGTGGAATAACATTTACAGGTGGAGGGTTTAGTTTCAGTGCCGCGCCACCTTCAGAGCCTACTGCAGCTTGGTTTGGAGGTTCACGTCCCGCAGGTGGAGTGAATCAACGTATAGTTTTTGCAACAGATACTGCAACAGCCTCTAATAGAGGTACAAACGCCGTTCGTGGATCAGGAGGTGTAGCAACACTTGCTAACGGTTGGTGGGGCGGTGGTTATGATAATGGTTCTAATGTAAAGCGAGTCACATATGCAACTGACACTGATGCTTCTACAACTAGAGGTCCATTAACTGTTGGTAGAAACACTTTGGCTGGAGTATCCGATTCATCTACGTATGGTTGGTTTGGAGGAGGTCTTTCTGCTACTGTACCCTTTGTATATTATACAACAGTAGACCGTATTATATATGCAACAGATACAGCAACTGCCACTGCAAGGGGACCATTAAGTTTAGGTAGGTACGGACTAGGATCAACTTCTACTACTAGCTATGGATGGTTTGCAGGAGGAAGTGCACCTGGCTCTCCGGCACTTTCTAGGGTAGATCGTATAGAATATGCAACTGATACTGCAACAGCTAGTGTTAGAGGTCCATTGAGTATTTCTACCTCAGAAACAAGTGGCAGTGGAAATAGTACATATGGTTGGTTTGCGGGTGGAAATAATCCAGGTGGTTCCCCTATGTCAAATGTGATGCGTATTGAATATGCAACCGATACAGCAACTGGAACCACTAGAGGACCATTAAATGCGGCAAGACGTGCAGCAGGACAGGCAGGAGATAGTAATTACGGATGGATAGCAGGCGGGGGACCTGACACTAGTGTTGTTTTACGAATTACATATGCAACTGATACTGATGTTGCTAGTGTAAGAGGACCATTGACCGCCGCCGGGGATACGTTTGTGACTGCAAATGCAGGTCAATATTAAAAGAATAAAGGTTAAAAAATGTCAATAACGATAACAGGTGGCATAACAGTAGATGGTAGCGGATGGACTGTAGTCTCGGCACCCCCGCCCACGGGTCAACAATCATTCACTACACCCGGTACTACCTCGTTTGTAGTACCTGCAGATGTTACTACTGTTTGTGCAGTATGCGTCGGTGCCGGTGCACCGCGATCATCCGGTGGAAGTGGAGGTGGACTACGATATATTAATAATCTACCAGTTACACCAGGAGAAACATTAACAGTAGTAGTCGGTGAAGCATTTAAATTATTAAACGGTGGTGACTACGCAACAGATAGTTCAATTAGTAGAAGCAGTAATATTCTTGTATACGGTGGCGCAGGCGGGTTTCAAGGTGGTACCGGATCTGCATTTGGTGCTGGCCCTTACGGTGGTACCGTTGGTGGCGGCAATGGTGGTAATAGTAGTAATGGTTCTCAAAACGGAGGTGGCGGAGCCGGTGGCTATTCAGGTAATGGTGGCACCGGCGGTAATCCAGATTCCCGTAACGGTGGTTCAGGAAGTGGTGGTGGCGGTGGAGGTGGCGGTGCTAGTTACATATATTCTAACCCACCTTGGTATTTCAATAATGGTTCAGGTGGCGGCGGAGTAGGTATTTACGGAGAAGGTCCGAGTGGGGGAGGTGGCGCCGGCGGCTATTCTCCAACTGCTGGAAGTGGCGGCTCAAGTGGCGGAAACGGGACTAACAGCGCATATGGTACTGGCGGTGACGGTGGATTATACGGCGGTGGGAGTGGCGGTGGCGGACTAAATGCACAGCAAAATGCCTACACTAATGGTGACGGTGGTGACGGAGCTGTACGTATAATATGGGGACCAAATCGTGCCTACCCATCAACCAATACTGGTGATTTATAATAAAGGTTAAAGAATGTCAATAACAATAACAGGTGGATTTACAGCAGCCGGCGGTGGCTTCACTCTAGTTCCACCACCATCAACACCCGATGCAGGATGGTTTGGCGGCGGATCTACAGGGAGTATCGCATCATTAGTAAGTCGCATAACATATGCAACAGATACTGATACTTCAACTAATAGAGGGCCATTAAGTTTAGCTAGAAAAAGTTTAGGTGCAACTGGTGATCTTACTTACGGATGGTTTGCAGGCGGAGAAGTTACTGGCCCAACAGTACAATCATTAGTAGATCGCATAACATACGCAACTGATACTGCTACAGCAAGTGTACGTGGTCCACTAAGTGCGGCAAAAAAATATTTAGCTGGTACTGGAAATACAACTAATGCTTGGTTTGGTGGTGGGCGTACACCTGCAGGTGTTTATTTTTCAACAGTAGATCGCATAACATACACAACTGATACTGCTACAGCAAGTGTACGTGGTCCATTAAGTTTAGCCAGAAGTGCCTTGGCCGCAACAGGTAATGCAACTGATGGATGGTGGGCAGGCGGTTATGCATCTAGCCCTGCCCCCGGAACATTCCGTTCTACCATAGACAGGGTAACCTTTGCAACTGATACTGCAACTGCAAGTGTTCGTGGTCCATTAACTAATTCAAATTTTCGTCTAGCCGCAACAGGTACACCCACAGATGGATGGTTTGGCGGTGGTTATAGTGGTTCTACAGTACAACGAGTTATATTTGCAACTGATACCGCAACAGCAAGTGTTCGTGGTCCATTAAGTTCAGGTAGAACATATTTGGCTGCATCAACTGATAGTACAACATATGGTTGGTTTGGCAGCGGCTCATTTACTTCTAGGGTAGACCGCATAACATATGCAACTGATACAGCAACTGCAAGTATTCGCGGCCCGTTAAGTTCAGCAAGAAGTTATTTGGCCGCAAGTTCAGGTATCCAATAATATTGGTAACTAAATCATTCTATGTTACAATAGATAGATGATTAAGTTAACAGTACCATTACCCAAACAAGTTACAGTAGCATTCAGTGGCGGTGTTGACTCTTGTGCTGTTGTTGACTTTTTAAGTCGTAAACATGACGTATCTTGTGCATACTTCCATCATGGTACTGAACACAGTAATAAAGCATTAGATTTTGTATCTAAATTTTGTGAAGATAGAAATCTTCCATTATTTTTAGGTGTGCTAAATCGTGACAAACCCAAATCAATGAGCCAAGAAGAATTCTGGAGAGAAGAACGCTATCAATATTTTGCTAAACATGGACCAATCATTACCTGTCATCATTTGGATGATTGTGTTGAAACATATATTTGGTCAAGTTTACACGGCACACCCAAAGTTATTCCACTAACAAGAAACAATGTACTACGCCCATTCTTAACCACACGAAAAGAAGATTTTATATATTGGTGTGAAAGTCATAATATTGAATGGTGTGAGGATAAATCTAATAAGAATAACAGATATACCCGTAATTACATCCGTAATGAATTAATGCCTCACGTATTGAAAGTCAATCCGGGTATTTATACTTTGGTCAAGAAGATTGTAGAAGGTAAGAAAAACACTTGACTTATCTACACAACTCAAGTATACTAACTAATTATTTAAGGAGAAACTATGTCAGATTATAACAGAACCTTTAACGGTGAAGCAAAGATTAAACTAACACAATTAATTAATGAAGGGATGCACGTCCTACATGAAATTGATACATTGAATGGTGGATTAAACGACACTATTAAAGCTGTAGCAGAAGAACTTGAAATCAAAGCTAGTACATTAAAGAAAGCAATTAAAATTGCACACAAAGCAAGTTTAGGTCAGACTAACAAAGACCACGATGAACTCAACACTATCCTAGAAACTGTAGGGAAAACACTTTGAGTTATGTGGATGCTATTCACAGTAGGGATGAAGACCGTATCTACGTTGTAGAAAGAGACAAGGACGGCAAGCGTCAATACAAAGAATACCCTACTAATTACGTATTGTATTATCCTGATCCTAGGGGTAAACAACGTAGTATATACGGCGATCCAGTCAGTCGTTTCAGTACTCGCAAACGACAAGAGTTTGAAAAAGAAAAACGTATCCATTCAAATAAAAAATTATTTGAAAGTGATATACCAGTTGTCTTTCGCTGTTTAAGTGAAAACTATCTTGGTATTGATGCACCTAAACTTCATACTTGTTTCTTTGACATTGAAGTAGACTTTGATCCTGTAAAAGGATTCAGCCCTACTAATGATCCATTCAATCCTGTTACAGCTATTAGTTGTTACTTAGATTGGCTAGATCAATGTATTACATTAGTGATTGCTCCGAAACATATGAGCAGTGAAACAGCCCAAGAAATCACTAATGAGTTTGAGAATACAATGCTATTCACAAATGAGAAAGAAATGTTTGATGTTTTCTTTCAACTCATTGAAGATGCTGATGTACTAACTGGCTGGAACTCAGAAGGCTATGATATACCCTATATGGTCAATCGTGTTACTAGAGTAATGAGTAAGGATGACACACGCAAGTTCTGCTTGATGGGTCAACTTCCTAAAGCTAGAGAATACGAACGATTCGGTAAAAGTGAAACAACTTATGACTTAGTAGGTCGTATTCACTTGGACTATTTACAGTTGTACAAAAAATATAACTATGAATCACGCCACAGTTATAAACTTGATTCTATCGGTGAGATGGAAGTGGGTGAAAACAAAACACAATATGAAGGTACTCTTGACCAACTGTATAACAAAGACTTTAAAAAATTCATTGAATACAACAGACAAGATACTATGTTGTTAGTGAAGATTCACAACAAACTTAAGTTTTTAGAATTAGCTAATCAACTTGCACACGAGAATACTGTACTGCTTCCAACAGTTATGGGTTCAGTAGCAATGATTGAGATGGCAATTTTTAATGAAGCACACGAACGTGGCTTAGTAGTACCAGATAAAAAACGAAAGGTTGAAAATGAAGAAGATGTCCAGCAGGCAGCAGGTGCCTTTGTTGCTACGCCGAAAAGAGGAATGCACGAGTGGGTCGGTGCAGTTGATATCAACTCACTCTATCCCTCGGTTATTCGTGCCCTCAACATGGCAGGAGAAACCATCGTTGCTCAGGTCAGACAAACAATCACAGACCAATATATGCACGACAAAGGTGTACGATTAGCAAGTGAAAAGAAACGTCACAAAGAAGGTGATGATGCAGTTACAGGGTCTATTCTCTGGGAAAATCTATTTGGTGCATTAGAGTACACAGCGATTATGAACCAAGAACGTGGAACTATTCTTACTGTTGACTACGAAGATGGTCGTAGTGTAGAAATGTCGGCAGCTGAAATATGGAAGATGATCTTTGATAGTCATAAGCCCTGGATGTTAAGTGCTAATGGTACAATCTTTACTTATGAAAAAGAAGGTGTTGTACCCGGTCTACTAAGTCGTTGGTACTCAGATCGTAAAGAGATGCAGAAAAAACTTAAAGAAGCAACTACTACGGAGGATAGAGAGTACTGGGACAAACGACAACTTGTTCGTAAGATTTTACTCAACTCAGCATACGGTGCACTATTGAATGAACATTGTCGTTTCTATGATAAACGTATTGGTCAATCAGTTACATTATCTGGTCGTCAGATCGTTAAGCATATGATGAGTACTATCAATGAAACTGTAGAAGGTATCTATTCACACGAAGGTAATGCTATTGTGTATGGTGATACTGACAGTTGTTACTTCACAGCTTATCCAACATTAAAGCCTCAGATTGATTCTGGTGCATTAGAGTGGAATAAAGAAACTTGTATTGGATTGTATGATGGTATAGCTGACCAAGCAAATGAATCGTTCCCTGCATTTATGGAGAAAGCTTTTCATGCACCACGTAAGAATGGTGCTATCATTAAAGCTGGACGTGAATTGATTGGTGATCGTGCTATCTTTATTGTTAAGAAGCGTTATGCTATTAATATCTTTGACAAAGAAGGTAAACGTAAAGACAAAGACGGTGCATTGGGTGATATCAAAGCTATGGGTCTTGATTTGAAACGTGCTGATACTCCTAAGTATGTACAAGAATTCTTAATGAATGTACTACAGATGGTTCTACAACAAGGTAAAGGCCGTACAGAAGTTATTGAAGCTGTAAAAGATTTTAAACGCATATTAACAGCACAGGATAGTTGGACTAAAGGTTCACCTAAAGGTGTAAACAAACTTACGATGTATGGTGACTTAGAAGCAAAAAGTAGTACAGGTCGTGCTAATATGCCCGGTCACGTTAGAGCGGCATTGAATTATAATTACCTACGTAGAGTAAACGGAGACAATTATAGTCAAAAGATTATTGACGGTATGAAGGTTGTAGTCTGTAAACTAAAACCTAATCCATTAGGGTTTACTAGTGTAGCATATCCAGTAGATGAATTACGTTTGCCCAAATGGTTTACTGAGTTACCATTTGATGATTCAGCAATGGAACAAACGTTAGTAGATGAAAAGATTGATAACTTATTGGGTGTATTAGATTGGGATATTCGTAGTAATACAGATACCAACAGTACATTCAATGATTTATTCAGTTTCGGTTAAATTGGTGTTGCTATTCGTAATATATTCCATTATAATACGTATTACAACTACCTAAATAGTTAAAACAAAGGAAAAACATGAAAGATAATTTACAAGATTTAATTCAACACACACATGGCTTAGGCTGTATTGATTTGATTAAAGTTAGTGGAACTGACACAGAGACAACTGTAAACGCAGTAGCAGAAGATAAATCTGTTATCGTTAGTGGTGTTCTTAAACATCCTAGCGTAGAGTTTATCGGAACGTTTGGTATGCCTAACTTAGGTAAACTTAAAACAATTCTAAGCTTTGATGACTATGATGAACATGCTAAAATCAATGTTACACGTGTTAACAAAGACGGTGCAAGTGTACCAGAATACATTCACTTTGAAACAAAAGCAGGTGATTTCGTTAACGACTATCGTTTGATGAGTAAAGCTATTGCTGATGAAAAAGTTAAGAATGTAATGTTCAAAGGCACTACATGGAATGTAGAGTTTGAACCAAGTATTGCTGGCATTCAACGATTGAAACGTCAAGCAAGTGCCAATAGTGAAGAAAAGAACTTTACTACTAAAACAGAAAATGGTAACTTAATGGTTTACTTTGGTGATCCGTCAACTCACTCAGGTAACTTTGTGTTTCATCCGGGTGTCACTGGTTCATTGAACAAAGCATGGATGTGGCCTGTTAAAGAATTCTTAAGCATTATGGATCTACCCGGTGATAAGATTATTCGCATTAGTGATGCTGGCGCTACAGAGATTGTTGTTGACAGTGGTTTAGCAGTTTATCGTTACTTACTCCCAGCACAAGCAAAATAATGGAACAAGATAATCTATCAGCAAAACAAAACCCTGATTGGGCATTGTTCTTACCTGCAGTTAGTAGTTTTTATATCTCTGGCTTGGGTAAGCAACGTAAAGGTGAACAATACTTTGACCCTGCACGTATCCCTGCTCAATTCAACGGTGATGTAGAGAAACTAAACTTTTTAAATAGTAGTGAAGGTCTATATTATTATAAATGGGGTTTGTACAGTGCAGGTCATGCTAACTTAGATACAACTGTAAACGATCCTAGCGAAAGTATCATTAGAGAACGTGAAGCTGGTACATTTATGTTGGGTGACTCTGGTGGATTTCAGATTTTAAAAGGTCAATGGCCGGCTGATTGGAAAGACCCTAATTGCCCTAAGGCTATGATTAAGCGTAAAGCTGTATTGAACTGGATGGATACATACATGGACTATGGTATGGTACTTGATATTCCTTCACAATCAATAACTACCTTTAATATGAAGGATAAGAACGGTAATAGTCTTCATGGTATTAGTACTATTCAGGAAGCAATTACTGCTACTCATATTAACAACGAATACTTCATTAACAATCGTTCGGGTAAATGTAAGTTCCTAAATGTATTGCAAGGTCGTACACATACACAGTCAGATGATTGGTATGCTGAAATGAAGAAGTATTGTGACCCAAATATCTATCCAGACACTCATTTTAATGGTTGGGCATTTGGTGGTCAAAACAAGATTGATGTACACTTGATGCTAACTAGAATGGTTGATATTATCCATGATGGTTTATTAGTAGAAGGTAAACATGATTTAATTCACTGTTTGGGTACAAGTATATTAGAGTATGCAGTATTGTTTACTGATATACAACGTGCTATTCGTAAGTATCATAACCCAAAATTACAGATTACGTTTGACTGTGCAAGCCCATTCTATAGTGCGGCTAAGGGTTTAGCATATTTCAATACTAATATTGAGCATAATAAGAAATGGTCATACAGTATGGAAAAGACTGCTGAAAAGAAAGAATATGCAAGTGATACTAGAAAATATCGTGATGCTGTATTAGCTGAAGGTATCCATAAACTATTTACAGATAGTCCAGTAACTGATAAACTACTGCTTAAGGATATGTGCTATCGTGGTCATGGTTTCTTGGGACAGCATAACAAAGAAACAAAAACAAGTTGGGATACATTGAGTTATACATTGATTCAAAGTCATAATGTTTGGATGCATATGAATGCTGTACAAGAGGCTAATCGTCAATATGAGCAAGGTGTTGTTCCCAAGATGTTAATGAATGAACAGTTTGAACGTGTTTTGTTCAAAGATGTTATTGATGAAATCTTTAGTAAAAAAACTAAACAGGAAGCAATTGATTTGATTGATCAAAACAGTAGATTGTGGATGCAGTTTCAATCAGGTAGTCAGGGTATTAGTGGTAAACGAACTGTTAATGCATTAAGTAAGTTTGAAGAATTATTTGAAGTTCAAAATGAACCAGAGTTTGAAGAGGTAATAGAGGATAGCGATGATGCTATGAATGAAATACTAGGAGAGTAATATGCCATATAAAAATCGTATTAAAACTTTAGAAGAATCATATAGATTAGTTGAGAATCAACTTTTTCAATTAGAAAAATCAGGTAGTACTGATACTGAAAAAATTCAAAAATTGAAAGATGTTAAGGATAAGTATTTTAATGAATTGCGTTTATTGAATAGGGCGCAATGGGATCATGACCATGAAAGGGTAGATTTAGATGATGACCGTTAATCCATCACTTACAATGAAATCAACAATATCTTCTGAAACTCAGGAGTCTGTTATCACCTTTACTGGCGGAACAAGTGAGATGTTACGTGTAGCAAAAGACGGGTTTTATATACGTGGAATTAGGGTAAATCAGGATGACAAAGAAGCTGAATTAGTGTATAATACATTTCATCAGTGGTTAACATGGGCAACATTAAATAGGGACTATAAATGATAGAACAACATGAACAAGCAATGGCAGAGAAACGTTCTCGTATTAAAAATAATGCATTACGTACAATCTTTGTACGTTTTCAAAAAGAAGGTATTCATAAATACCCAGCGGCAGCAACAGACCCAGCACTTGCAACAGGTGATGAGTATGATGTTAGCTTTTTAGCTACTCCACATAGACACATCTTTCATTTTGAAGTGTCTATTGAAGTATTTCACAACGACCGTGATATTGAGTTTATTCAGTTTAAAAGATGGTTAGAGAATCAATATTCTCAAGGCATTCTAGAATTGAATTACAAAAGTTGTGAAATGATTAGTGATGATCTTTATGAGATTATCGCAACTCGGTATCCAGATCGTAATATCGCTATTCAAGTATCAGAAGATAATGAGAATGGTGCTACGATTGTCTATAACACAAATAAACCTTATCAACAACTCGCTATTTAAAGGAATATAAAATGGCAAAACAACAACAATCTAACCCACGTGTTCAACAAATCTTTGAGGACCTAGAAAACTATCTAATGTTCTGTCAGGATTATGGATACAAGTTTGATGAATCAACACTATATGATATGCGTAGCTTTGCATATCGCCAATTTACTAAAGCAGTAACTGGCAAGTGGGCTAAAGATCAGTGGCAGGAAGATGCACGTCCATGAGAAAACTGTTTTACATGGGTCTTGAACCCTATAAAGCACGATACACTCTACAACTGCAAGAGTGGAATGAATCTGTGTTCAAACGTAGAGGCATTAACTATGTTATTGTACCGGGTGAAACTCTCAGTAATGACCAAGCTATTGTGACAGGACAAGTACTAGATGCACATGGTCGTACATACTTCGGTATGAGTCAACTTATGAATCTAGTTAAAATGATGAAGCAAGGCGAGTGTAGTGATGAAGATATTATCTATTTTGAAGATATGTTTCAACCAGGCATTGAGAGTTTGCCTTACATTCTTAAGCAAGTTCCTGCTAATCTCCGTCCTCGTATATTTGTCCGTTGTCTTGCTCAGTCAATTGATCCGGATGATTTCGTACATGTATGGGGAATGAGTGAATTCATGGGTCACTATGAAAAAATGGTTGATAGTTTTGTTGATGGCGTATTAGCTACCAATGAAGAAATGATTATGCATATGAAAATTGCAGGATGGAAGGCACCATTATATAACATTAGTGGTCTTGCATTTGGTAAACATGAAGTTCGTAGTCGTATCAGTGGACCTCTCAAACCTTTCAATCAACGTAAAATGCGTGTAGCATTTAGCGCAAGATGGGATCAAGAAAAGCAACCAGACTTCTATATGGATTTGATTGAAGCATTCCACGCTAGATCAAATAATAACATTGAATTCTGTGTATTCAGTGGTAGTAAACTAAAAAGCAATAACGAAAGTTATATGGAACGCACTCGTAAACTACAAAGCGAGGGTAAGCTTGTTATCTATGAAGACTTGGAAAAGAACGATTATTATGAACTACTAAACGATACTAGAGTATTGTTTAATTGTGCTTTGCAAGACTGGGTAAGCAATACAGTTAGTGAAGCAGATACATTGGGTTGTAACGTACTATATCCAGCATATCGTAGTTTTCCAGAAACTTTTGCTAATGATAATACCCGATTATATATCCCCTGGAGTATTGATGATGCTATGTCTAAGTTACAGAACTTGTTGGTAGCACCACATAACTTTCAAGGTCGTATTAGTGATTATAATGATGGAACTATTGACCGTATCTGTGATATCATGGAAGGCAACGGAGAACAATATTTACGCATGAGTAGTGACTATCGTAAATACACAAGAGAAACAAAATACTCATAACATAAAGGAAATAAAATGAGCGCACAAAATGATATTGAAACTAGTTTGGCAGCATATAATGCCGAGAATGATAAGTTTAACAAAGGTAATGCATCCGCAGGTACACGTGCCCGTAAAGCATTAGCAGAACTAGCGAAAGCAGTTAAGGCTCGCCGTAATGAAATTACAGCAGAAAAAGCCGCACGTGCAGAAGCAAAAGCTAAGGCTTAATCATGGCAACCCGCAAGAAGAAATCTGAAAACGTTCCTTCTGGGGAGTGGCCTATAATCAATCAGGGTACTCATCTTACTGTGAAAACATTTGAAGATGGGCATACTGAATTGATTTGGGATTGGGATGCATTAGTTAACGAGGTTCGTGAAGCTTGTCGTAGTGCAGAACTTGCTAACATGAAGCCTGCAGTTAGGGCTAAATCAAAAAAATCAGTTGCTAAATCAAAGTGATAAATACTTGTGTTACATAAAGGTAACACAATATCAAAACAAAACCATCACAAAGGAAGGTTATCTATGAGTTATAATAAAACAAAAACAGATCCAGAGTTGGGCCAACAAGTACATGAACACTTAGTTAAAATGGGTGTTGAAACACCTACATTGCCTAATAAGCTAGATAGAAAAGATAAAATTGATAGAATTGAAGAACACTTCACTGCTATTATGCAATATCTTGGTTTAGATTTAACAGATGATAGTTTAATTGAAACACCCAAGCGTGTTGCTAAGATGTATGTAAATGAAATCTTTTGGGGGCTTGACTATGAAGCATTCCCTAAATGTACAACAGTTGACAACAAGATGCAATACAACGAAATGGTTGTAGAGCGTAATGTTAATGTTCAATCTAACTGCGAACATCATTTTGTAGTCATTGACGGATTGGCTACTGTAGCTTATGTCCCTAAACAAAAAGTATTAGGTCTTAGTAAGATCAACCGTATCGTAGAATATTTCAGTAAACGTCCGCAAATTCAGGAAAGATTAACTGAACAAATATTTCACACCTTACAGTTCATCCTTGATACAGAAGATGTTGCAGTTATGATTGATGCACAGCATTATTGCGTTAAAAGTCGTGGTGTAGAAGATACAGGTAGTAGTACAGTTACTTGTCGTTTAGGTGGCGGATTCAAAACTGACCCAGCGGCACGAAGTGAGTTTTTACAAATTGCTAATAAAGGTTGCAAATGAAATTTAAATTAGGTGATATGGTTAAGAAAGTGTCAGGTTCACAATGGCACGGTAAAGTAGTAGGTACATACTCAACAGAGTTAACTCCCGAAGGTTATGCAGTTGAAAGTTCTACTGAGAAGGGCTCTGTGCAAATATATCCTGCAAAAGCTCTTGAATTATGGGAGACCGTATAATGGGATTTCGTAAACCAATGGATTACAATAGTGTTCATCATCAAATCTATATTGCAGGTGTAGAATTACATAGCAAGTATAATGATGGATTCAATCAGTTTGAAATTAAAAAAGATTTACATCGTATCAAGTGGCTACTTGATGAGATTATAGCTGATAGTCCTACATTTGCAGGTGAGGAAGAATTCTTAAAAGAACACGACCAAACTAAGATGTGGAGAACATTGTCCAAATGATTTTTAATCATATTAAAAAACTCAAACAAGAAGGTAAGAAAATTGGTATTACCTTTAGCACATTTGACATGCTTCATGCAGGTCATATCGCTATGTTAAGCGAAGCAAAGAATCATTGTGATTATTTGATTTGTGGTTTACAAACTGATCCAACTATTGATAGACCAGATACTAAGAATAAACCTATTCAAAGTATTGTAGAACGACAAATTCAACTTAGTGCTTGCCGCTATGTTGATGAAGTTGTTGTATATCAAACTGAAAATGACCTAAGAGACTTGTTGCTAATTCTTCCCGTAGATGTACGCATTTTGGGTGTTGAATATCAGGATAAAGACTTCTCGGGTAAAGAAGAATGTTTTTATAGAAACATTGAAATAGTTTTCAATGGTCGTGACCATAGTTTCAGTAGTTCAAGTTTAAGAAAACGGGTAGCGGATGCCCAAATTATAAATACACTTAATAAATAATATGACTCAAAGAATTTTAATCATGGGCTTACCAGGAGCCGGCAAAACATATCTGGCACAACACATTAATGACCATTTACAATCTGAAAAGAAAAAAGTAGGATGGCTCAACGCTGACGATGTTCGTAAGAAATATAACGACTGGGACTTTAGTACAGAAGGTCGTATTCGTCAAAGCCATCGTATGCGTGAATTAGCAGATAGTATGACAGACATGGATTATGTCATCTGTGATTTTGTTGCTCCGTTAGTTGAAATGCGTAATAACTTCAAAGCAGATTGGACTGTTTGGGTTGATACTATTGACAAAGGTCGCTATGAAGATACTAATAAAGCATTTATTCCTCCTGAACAATATGATTTCCGTATTACCGAACAAAATGCAGAAAAATGGAGTGAATTCATTTTTGCTCATTTATATGACAACCGTCGTAGACCAGTATTTGATTGGCAAAAAGAAACAGTACAAATGTTAGGTCGTTGGCAACCATGGCATGCAGGTCATCGTAAATTGTTTGAACGTGCTATTGCTAAGACAGGACAAGTAGTTATTCAAATTAGAGACTGTCAAGGATGGCAAGGAAGTAATCCATTTGCTATTGAACAAGTAAAAAGTTTTATCAAACGTGATTTAGATATGTTATATCAAGGTCAGTACGAGATTCAAATTGTTCCAAATATTGTAAATATTACATATGGTCGTGATGTTGGGTATAAGATTGAACAAGAAACGTTTGATGATGCTACTCATTCTATTAGTGCTACAAAGATCCGTAAGGAACTAGGTCTTGAGTGATACCAATAAACGTAGTTTAGTAAAGACTATCAGTTGGAGAATAACTGGTAGTTTTAGCACGTTTATGATATCCTATTTGATTTCAGGTAATTTCGTCATTGCAAGTTCAATTGCAACGATTCAAATTATTGCCAATACCATATTATACTTTGTACACGAACGAATTTGGAATAAAGTATCTTGGGGAATAAAACGGTAAATAATATAACCGGTCTCTTTGGGCTCATCCCGGTATACAAATTCTGCGTCCTATGCTATAATATAACATAGGAGAAACAAATGGCAAACAAAAAATTCTTTTCAACAAAAACATACAGACAAATAGGTCCTGTCGCATATCGTCAATGGCGTGCAGACAGTCATTGTAATTTAATTCATGGCTATGCCATGAGTTTTCACTTTGAGTTTGAAGCTGATACACTAGACGCACGTAACTGGGTAACTGACTTCGGTGGACTACGACCACTCAAAGATAAACTAGAAGAATGGTTTGACCATACACTATTAGTCGCACAAGATGACCCAATGCGTGAACATCTATTAGAACTAGGTCGTTTGAAACTAGCAAAGATTACAGAAGTAGAACGCACTGGATGTGAAGGTATTGCTGACTTCTTGTATGAATATGTGAATACAATCTTTTTACCCAACTGTGGTAGTGAAGAAGCAAAGCGTGTTTGGTGCTGTAGAGTAGAGGTTCGTGAGACTGATAGTAATATGGCAGG